TATGCAAGTGAGCAAGGCTGTGGAGTTAAGGGTTCTTTGGCTCGTGCAGACGTTGATAGTGTAAGTGCTAGTATGACTTATGAAGATGAGTTCAGAAACTTTATGGGTAAGCAATACTATGGAGTTGAATACGACTCTGAAGCTTCTATGGCAGGAGAAGTATCTAACCTTTATAATGCTTATGAAGAAGATTGTATAGAGACTGATGGAACTGAACTTATGGAGCAGTTTGATGAGTTATATCCTAGTCTAAACAGTAGTGATAATGACTTCGAGTGGCATGAAGAACACGAAGTAGATGGAGAAACAATCTATCCTTACGAAGTAATGGATGAATTAGCAGACCAATTCTGGGAGAGAGTATAATGAGTCAATATGATGACATAGTTGAAAAACGAAGACTTTATCTAGAGGCAGAAGATTGGGGTAATAAAGTATCTCAACACTATGTCTGTAAAGGTGGAGTGGGAGACTTAGGATTTGGAATGGGCTACTTTGTTTACTACAATAACGGAGCAGTGCATAAACTAAATAAAAAGAAGATAACAATAGTGCAAAATCAATTACCAATCGAAGAAGTAATAGACGCATATACAAGAAAGGAGAGCTAAAGTGGCTATAAATTATACACAAGACCAAGTAGAGTATATAGTAAACCAGTATAGATTGAGTCCTACTAGGGAAACTGTGGAAAAATTAGCAGAAGAACTAGAAAAGAGTATAAAATCTATCATTGGTAAGCTAAGTAGAGAAGGTGTGTACAAGAAAACCGAGTACACGACAAAAACAGGTGAGAAACCAATAACGAAATCCCAGCTGGTGCAAGAACTGGAGGAGCTTCTAGAATGTTCCCTCCAAGGACTAGAAAAAGCTCCAAAATCTGCTCTAGTAGAGATTCGAAATGCAATAGGAGAAGAAGATGAGAGTATGTAAACTGACAAAGTCCCTAGAGAATGGAAAACTCATGGAGAATCACGGCATGTATGCAGAGGTGCTAGAGTTATGCGAAAGCCCAACGGGTATGAAAGCAAGACTCGAGTTTCCTTCTGGTCATAAAGAACTGCTGTGCGTGAGACGACTAAGAATGCTACAGCAAGATGTTCCTAAATCTAGAGGAAGCTTCTGGGATTAATACGACAATTCCATATAATTAGACCCACCTTGTGTGGGTTTTTTATTGCCAAAAAAATTTTGGATTGGCGCAAGTTGTGTTGAATTGAAACGAGTTTTTAGTAATTGTAAGTGTTAAGGAATTGAAATGAGCAAGAACAGCTCACTTTAGACAACGCTTGGTTATCTTAGTTGATTAGATTATACAATCTCTTCTCTATCTTTATCTAACAAACAACTCCACACTTCCCGCTTAGGCTCTCAGTGTGTCGTTTTGTAAATTTTGATAAGCGAGAAGAACAAGTAGTTTGTATTTGCTTATAATCTAAATTATGTATTTATTATATCACAACTTTCATCATAAAGCAAGAACTGTTTTTCTCAGGGGTATGAGTTAAGGGGTTGTTTCGGGTTTAGTTGATAGAAAAATAATTTTCTCTATGAAGTTTACTTGTATTAGAATATTCTATCGTCCTCTCGAATTGGATTTCTTGGGAGATTTTCTTCTGATAAGTCTTGAATTTTCGCTTTCTTTTCTTTTTCGTGCCTCGAGCTCTAGATTTCTTTTCCTAGAATTGTTCATTTGATTTCTTCGAGAGTTCGGTTTTGTATAATATTTTCTTTCTCGACACTCCTCTTTTACCCCAGCATTGTCACATTTTTTGCGAAAGATACGCAGTGCTTTTTCGAAGCTCATATTTTTACACTCTATGCTTGGCATCTAACCTCCTGTGAAAACTCCATCCACGTTTCCGTAGATAGTATACCTGTGAGGCGACTTGCGACGTACTTCTGTCCAGTAGAGTTGCAATATCTTCCGTTGACTTTACATTGTAATGCCTCTTTAGATATTCTTTTTCTTCCTGTGTCCATCTTCTATTATTATTCATACAACAATTATAACAAAATTTTCGGCATGTGTCAAGAACTATTTATGTGTAGGTGCAAACAAGAACGAGTCTTGTGTGTTGGTCTGGCATGGTGACTCGGTGTTCATGATTGTCAAAGAGAAGTGCCGTATTGGGAATACACTCAATAGTATGAATCTTATTATCACATTTAACCTGTGTTGTCCACTCTGGTTGCCCATGTAGATAAAATATAAGAGACTTACCTTCAGTGCCTTGTTTGTGGTCGTAGTGCCATATACTATGGGACTTGCCATTGGGATAGTTAAGATTCAATGCCAGTCTACGAATGTCTCCGAGTTTTTCGCCCATTGGTCTTAGTATAGTTCTGACAGTATTCAGTAGAAAACTGTATTGTGTATCAGTTACACCAAGGTCGTCATGATAGTCAAACCAACGTTTCTTTTCCTGTATGGCAACACATCCGAGCATGCCCAAGTCATCTTTCGGTGTAAAATCTTTGCAGATACCAAACTTGAAGCTACCATAACACAATTCCTTAAAGTGGTAAAAGTGTTCATCTGACAGTGCATTTTCTAGAGTCTTAATCATACATATATTATATCAAAAAAGGATTTCAATGTCAAGAACTATTTTTAAGTTAGGTAGTAATAATTCTTGACTTAAGTTCAGAAAGTATGTATAATATATGTAATAAGAAAAAGGAGAACATATGGATATAGCATATTTAATATTTCTGTGCGCAGGCATACATCTTAGCTATCTTTATGGTAAGCAGACAGGAATAGAGAGGACAGTTGATTATTTAGAGGCAGAAGGCGTCATAGAGTTTGACGAAGAAAAATAGTTCTTGACATCGAGGTTAAAATTTGATATAATTATCTTGTAAGTGGTAATAACGCTTACATTTTGGTGCGTCTACCGAAAGGAGACGTGAATTATTTACTGAAAAGGAATTATGGAGAAAATTATGAGTATAGATTTAAGCAAATTTTGGCTTGGATTGGATATGCCTACACTGCCGTCTTATACGGATGCAGCATATCCTAGATATAACCTAATCGAAAGGGAAGGCGACTATCGTATAGAAGTTGCAGTACCAGGGTGGAAAAAAGAAGAGTTGGAGATAATCTTTGATAACAAAGAACTCCACATCAAGGGTAAAAAAGAAACAAAACTAGGAGAAGATGAAAATTTTATTCATCAAGGATTAAGTTTAAAGTCTTTTGAACGAAGATTTATTCTAAACGCCGACCTACAAGTAGAAGAAGTAAGTCTACAAGACGGATTGCTGACAATCAAACTGTTACGAACTCCAGATTCCAAGAGGAAAATCTTGGAGATTAATTGATGAAAACATTATCAAAAGTTCGTGATAGTATATGTGAGAACGGAGAGTTCTGCAACATGGTAGCTAATTATACATTAGTTATAGCCTTTGGTGGCATCATAGTTCAGAATATTTATGTTCTTTCTTAAACTGTCAGAATGTATCAGGGGAGCTTTGGCTCCCCGACCTATAGGAGAAAAAATGCAAATATCAGAAGAAGGTAAAAATTTAATTAAAAAATTTGAAGGCTGTGAACTAGAAGCATATAAGTGTGCGGCTGGTGTTTGGACTATTGGATATGGTCATATTAAAACAGCAGTAGAGGGAATGAAAATAGACCAAGCAACAGCAAATGAACTATTTGATGAAGAAATGGGGGAGTACGAAACCTATGTGAACACAGCGGTAACGGTTCCACTTTCTCAAAATCAGTTCGACGCACTGGTATCTTGGGTGTTCAATCTCGGTAATGGAAATCTTAACGCTTCAACTATGTTGAAAGTCATCAACTCTGGCGACCATGCTGGAGTACCTGCTCAAATCAAAAGGTGGAACAAAGCAGGTGGCAAAGTACTAGATGGACTCATTCGTAGGAGAGAAGCAGAGGCATTATTATATGAAGGAAAAGACTGGAGCAATGTCTAAGTTTTTAGATAAAATAGGTGAGTGGTGGTTTTGGTTTAAAAACCTATTCATTACTTATTATAGTCTCAAAGTGAGTTATAATGCTACATGGGGAGACTCAGACGACCAAGAATTTATCGTCAAGAAGTTCATTAAAAAACAACCAAAGTTTATATCATTCATCACAGAGGAAGGAGAATTAGTAGAAATTAGTGGTGCTGATGGACTTAATTACAGGATTCAAGAATTATGAACCAATTAACAATAGGTGGATTGATTGTATTAGGAGGTCTTTGCTTCTTTTTATACAGTCAGAATGAAACCTTAAAAGAAAACAATATCAAGTTAGAAAATGCAGTACAAGCCCAGCAAGAGGCAATGGACACACTGCGAGAGTCTTACGAAAAACAAGGTAAGTCTCTTATGAATATGTCTAGAAGAAACTCAGAAATAGAAGCTGAAAAAGCAGAGTATCTTGCAATATTTAGCAGACACAATTTAGATATGCTAGCATTGAAAAAGCCTGGTCTTATGACTAACAGGTTCAACAATGGTAGTGAAAAAGTGATGGAGGGAATGGAAGATGATACAGAAAAGTTATACGAGCTTACTGTGCCTAGCACTGACGATAAGTAGTTGTAGTTTACTTCCTACTAAGAAAGTAGAGATAGTATCAAAACCAATTGAAATCGACATCATGCAACCTGATTTACCAAGACCAGTAGAGCTTACAGCTCCTCAGTGGTGGGTAGTATCAAATGCAAGAATTACAAACCCATGTATCAAAAGAGTACAAGATGACGGCAGTATGAAAAGACCAAAGTCCTGTCTCAAAGAAGATACAGAAAATCCAGAGTGGCCTGAAGGTTATACCTACCTAGACCAGTTCTTGGATGAAATG